AAACTCCAATCTGTAGGCATTAGCTATTTTCCTCTGTTACCATATCTGTTAATCTACGTAAGTACCAACCAGCCTTCTGTAAGTCCTCTACCTGCTTGCCTTTGTAGTCATAGCGCCACAGGTACTTCATGCAATTGCCTTTGAGGTAGCCCTTGAATGCAACACTAGACATAGACTCTTCAATAGCTTCAATACACTCTATGCTGCCTGTGTTGTAATGACTTGGTGCGCCTACCATGTCTTCTTCTTCTTCAGCTAACGTAGCCCAAGGCTCTAGTCCTGTCTTGTTGGTTACTCTATCCCAATCAAATCTTGATGCGTCATTGATGCTCATGTCTAAATTCCTCTTGTAATTGTTCTAGTCTGTCGTTAGCCTTCTCGCTAAAAGCATCTACTAACTCTTCTGAGGTAATGTCTAATATCTCTATGATTGTTAGTTCGTCTAATAGCTTGAGCTTCTCTAGTAAATCGTAGTAAGTGAGAGCCATCTTAGTCTCCGTACTTATCTCTCAAGTAGTTTATACTAACTGGCAGCTCGTCGCAACCACCATTAGCAACTTCGTTAAGCATCCAAATGCCTGACCAGCTACCGTTGGTCTGAGGTGTTAGGTAGTCTTCGTCGTGCTGGTAGAAGATGCCTGAGAACAGTCCCAGTAGGTTAGTTCCGTCTGCCTTACGCGCATAAGCTATGTCGCGGTCTTGAACATGCCCCATAATACAGCTCATATACTTCTTCTGCAACATTAACTTAGCAGAACTAACTGGCCTGCCCATAACACCTGAAGTAAAGTAGTGGCAGTAGGCGATGTCATCAATGACAACAGGTTCCAAAAACGGTACAACTTCAAAGCCCATCTCCTCTAGCATAAAGTCTTTAAAGCCTATGAGACCGTCTAGCTTAGGGTCTGACTCAATGGCTCTTGTTATGCGGTTCTCGTGATTACCAAGAGTAAACACCAGTCTAGGATTCCACTGCTTCCATTTGTTACGCTTGAGTCTTTCCTGCTCACTGTGTATAGGCTCTAAGAACTTACGCATAGCGTCTATGCCAGCGTTAATGTCGTTAACGTAGCGTCTGCCTTCGTAGCTCTTACAGCCAACATCAAAGCTGCTCAGGCTGCTCATGTCCCAATGGTCTCCTATGAAAACAATAACCTCTGGCTTCTTGTCTGCTGCGTACTGACCAGCCCATCTCAGATGATTAGTAGGATTATTAGGTTTAACCTGTGTGTCTGGTATAACTAAATGTTTCATACTAAGATTCCTCCCCTAAGAACCAAGTAACACATAACCTGTTACACGCTTTACAAAGACGTGATTCGCCTTGTGCAGCTAAACCTCTCTTAGCTAAGTCAGGCAGCCTACGAGCAAACCTAGCTCTTTGCTGATGCACATCGCCACCACCTTTGTCAGCTAATTCTCTACTGGTTAGACCTTGATTGTCCACTAATACTGAATAAACAAACTGACTCTGTGCGTTCAATGCGCCTGAGTCTATCATTTGTCTAGCAGCTTCTCTGCTTGTGTTAGGATCAGTTGTTCTTGATAACATGTCTAATTGATTCATCTCTTTCTCCGTGATTGGCGTAAGCACCGTGTAGCTCTTCTCTGGCTTTACGTACAACTTTGTCAGCTTCTTCTGGTGTGCTATAGTAACCTAAAAATATACGCCTACCTTCTAAATTAATATAGGTAGCCCAGTTTTCTTTGGCCTTATCCCACGCTACGCCTTTATATCCGCTTGTGTTATTACTGTTGAGTTTTCTGTTGTGCTGATTCTGTCCTGCTGATACAGCTCTTAAATTTTCAATGCGGTTGTCGGCGCGGTCTCCGTTGATATGATCTAGTGTTTTAGGCAAATAGCCTTTATGCATTAAGTAAACAAGCCTGTGTGCTTTATAAAATTTTGCATTCAATTGTATTACTCTATAACCCTCTGGTACGACTGTTCCTGCAATAGCTCCTTTAACTACTTTTCGCTTTCTTATTTTCCAAATCAAGTCTCCAGTTTCTTTATTATACTCAAAAGTTTCCTTCAATAAATCTACAGTTAAATCTCTCATCTCTTTCTCCGCTTGCGTTCTTCTGCTGTCTTTCCAGCATGACATTTATAACACAGCACTTGGTAGCCTGACGCTTCTAGGAACATTCTATTAATGTAGGTGTTCCAATCTACGAAGCCTACTTCTGGTTCTACCACTGGATCAATATGATCTACTGCTGCGTTGTTACGTTTGCGCTTGCGTCCTTCTAACGGTGGTAGAGTAGAGGAGCCTTCTTTCTTACAAGCTTCACACCTGTAGACACCTCTACTTACCCACGCTGACTTCTTAACATCATGCTTAACGCCCCATTTACCGTGAGCGCCTCGCAATGCTGATATTATAAAAGAACGGAAACGTGCTTCTGTCCAACGTCCATTATTCCTTGTTTTCAAGTTGTTTCCTTTTTTTAAATGCACACCATCTTTCTATATCTTCAAAGCAACCTTTGACGGTAAGCTCTTTAGGTTTCCTCCATTTCTCATTGCATCTATGTCTTGGAGACCATTTAAAAGTATAAGGGGATATAAAAAAGTAATCTCCTTTGTGGTGAAAACAAATCTGACCATTTCCGTATGGGTATACTTTAGCTTTTCCTAAACTTTTTAAAGTGTCTACAGCTTCTTGTATAATTAAAAAGTCTGCGTCTGCTTCGTTGCTTATACCATACTGCCCTACTCTATTAGTCATGTTTAAAGCTCCATATCTCACCTTCATAACGTCTAAGCCACAACAGCCTGCCGTTCTCTAGCACTCTGTCTGCGTCTCCGTCATACATCTCTACACATTTGTCGTAGTACTCCTGCTCTGTCTTGCAGTCTTCTAACAGCTTTGCTGACTTCTTCTCGCCTATGCCGTGGATACCTATTATGTTATCAACGCGGTCACCCATTAGTATTTGACGATAGAAGAACAACATGCCTTCCTCTGGCGTAACGTAGTACTTATCATTCTTGACAAAGTTAAAGTGCCACCCTGCTATCTGGTCGAAGTCTTTGTCCAAGGTGACCATGATGGCTGCGTCTCCGTGAGTTGTGGCCGCTATAGCTATGGCATCATCTGCCTCTTCTCCCTCAGTAACTATAGCGTCCCACTTCTCGATAAGGTGATTTCTTAAAGCCTGAATATGCTTTGGTTTCTCCTTACCTTTACGGTTAGCCTTGTAATCAGCAGTGACAGCGTACTCATTTCTGAAGTTGCCCTTGCCAGTTAGATACAGAGCATAATCTCGTAGTTCCTCAGTAGCTGGGTACTTAGGGTTCTCTATGAGACTAACAACGTAGTCGTCTATCTTTAGGATAGCTTGCTTCTCACTAGCGTCGTTACAAGACCAACCTACACGGTAGACCAAGATGTCTGCATCTATTAAAATCACAAGGCTTCTTCCAGAGAAACGTCTACAGCATCAGTGTTGCCCATGTACTCAATGAAGTCAGTGATTACTAGCTTCATAATGCTAGGGCTTCGACCTGCCTTGCCAGAAGGGTTTGTCCAGTCGTAATAGCCTAGGACAGCGGTTGCCTTAGAGCCATTGGCTAGTAGCTTGCCTCTGATCTCGTTACCGTCAGTGTCGTAGATGCGGATGGGGTTTACAGACTTAGCGGTTACGAAGTCGTTGTGGCCTTCCTTGCTGCGTACAGACAAGCCCATCATCTCTAGTGCTTCTTTTCCATCAGCAGACAGCTCTGTTAGGTCTACTTGATACTTACCAGACATCTTATTCTTCTCTTGAAGATTTGCCCACATAATGCCGCACTTGATTGTTACTGGTTTTGCTTCACTCATTATATCACCTTTAAGTAATTTACTATTGTTTTGATCACAATTGATCAGCCTATATTATATCACACTTATTACTACACATCAATGTGTTTCTGCCCAGTTGTTACCTATCTTGTATTCACCATCAAGAGGGCAGCGCATCTCTAGTACTTCTCCAGCGTTCCTAATGGCTCTTACTGCTGCTTTGCCTACTGTTACCGCAAAGTTTTCTGGTACTTCTATTTGAAATTCATCGTGTACGTTCGCTACTAGCTTGTAAGGTATCTTGTATTTCTCTAGCGACTCTGCCAGTAAGACCAACGCTTGCTTCATTACAATAGCTCCTGCGCCTTGCAAGAGAGTGTTTAAAGCTGCGTGTTCGCTCCTGACTCGCAAGCGTCTGCCGTCTAGTGCTGGCAATGTGCCGCCTTCTGAGAAGTAAGCTACACGCTTCCTGAGCTTGTCTAGTGCGGGAGTGTTGCGTAGGAAAGATTCTATCAATACTTCACCTTCTTTATAGCCACCGCCTACAATCTGACCTATCTTAGCCGCTCCAGCGCCATAAAGAAAAGCGTAGATAAAAGTCTTGGACTGGTTTCTGTTAGTGAGACCAGCAGCTTTCATGTTGTAAGTGTGGATATCACCACTAAGAATCTGCTCAGTGTACGCTGGGTCTTGCATGTAGTGCGCCAGCATTCTTAACTCTAAACCACTAGCGTCTATACCGACTAGCTTGTGATTCTCTGGTACACACCAGAAAGACCTACACTCTTTGCCATACGGTGCTGTCACTGACGGAATCTGCGCCATGTTAGGGCTGTGGTGCGTCATACGGCCTGTCACAGCTCCGTTAGTGATAACCCTGCCGTGAACCCTACCTTCCTTCTCAAAGGACAACCAAGAGTCTATCTGTGCTGCTCTCTTCTGCAACATCAGGTATTCGTGTATGACCTTGGCTTCGTGGATGTCAATGCCTTCTAACACCTTCTCATTAACGATAATAGCGCCTTTGTCTGTCTTCTTCTTGAACTTAACGCCAACACTCTGCAATCTCTCTGCAATTTGCTTGCGTGATCCAACATTGAACTCAGTTACTTTGTCCTTCAGGCGCTTCCCCGTCTTCTCTGACCACCTCTCCTCCACTATTGGCGGGAATACTTCCTGTAGCATCTCCGTTATCTGTCTCATTCGGTGCGTCACGCTCTGCCATAACATAGTTGCCTGCTCTACGTCTAGCATAAAGCCGTTCCGCTCCTGCTGTGCCGTAATGATGTACACCTTCTCTTCTAAATCTACGCATTGCTGGCTAAATCCCTCCTGCTCTAGTGTTGTTGTAAGGTGTTTGTAGAGTCTAGTGGTCAATACTACGTCCTGCTTGCAGTAATCTATCATCTCAGGTGTTAAACCACCGTCATAATCACTAAATTCTATCTTATGATCCCCAAAACGCTTGCCCCAAGCATCTAAACTGTGTCCACCTTCCAATGAAGGGTTCCAGAGCCTACTCATTGCCAGCGTATCCTTGAGTTTGTTAGCAGGTATCACTAAATTCCACACTTTCTCCAGCACTGGAGCGTCAAAACCTATGATATTG